TGCTGAGCTTACTCAGGAGGGCATTGTTCGCGGTGACGTTGTCAGCAATTTTACGCGTCCGACTTTCAATAGTCGTAGCGATGATATCACTAACATTTGGAAACGCCATTTACGATTCCTCCAAGGGTTGATGTGAATAACCTTTGCCAACTTGGGGAATCTGCCTGACGTGGCTGAGAATTCCTAGTTCCCGGTCAGGGTAGCATAATAAAGGTGCGAAATGCAAATTTATCCGTGTCCGACGTCTCCCTGTGAGTCGTCCCATGCCTCTTCCATAATTGAGCGCATATCACCTTCTTTGGCTTGACTTGCTCGGCCCGCACCGGGAGAGCCATGAATACTTGAAGCAGCATTTCGTTTCTTGTTTGCTGCCTCAGTAGTGAGCTTATTCTCCGCTGCGGCCACCCTCTGAGCATAAATAGGTCCAATCTCTGGGTGAGCCTGTGCAGCCTTCTGGTAAGCCTGCTCTACTGTCATGGTACGGCCCCGATTTGCAGCCATCTCCATGAGGTCAGCCATGTCATCCCGCAAGTCCTCATAAAATTCATTTGCAGCAGCGAAAGTATCCAGAGTATCGGCTGCTTCGTAATCCAGTGCCTCTTGGTTGTTAGCTACTTCACCATCTACGCGCCCCATAAACTCATTAATCGGAGCTAGGCGTTGATCAATAGCTGTCAACAAGGGAGCATTGGGGTCGTCAGGCAACTTTTCACCAGCCAGAGCATCGTCTAGCATTTTAATATCTACACCATACTCACTAATGATATTTCGCACTACCTCCGCCTTCTTAGCGGGGGAGCCCATCGTCAACTGCGCGGCAGTCGTCATAAGCTGAGTTATGGCCTGAGACGGCGAGGAGTTAGAGGCTTGTATAAAACTCTGGAACGGGGCTACTGTCCTAAAGTACTCCTCAGCAACCTTTCGGTGGCTAGATGCCTGCTGAAGCCCTTGCTGGATTTCCCGTTCTCGCCGTTGGACTTCTTGCTGCACTTCAGGCGGTAGCTTGGACCAATGTTCACGTACTGCTGGTTTCCAGGATACCGGCGCTGGGACATCTCCTCCAGCAGTTCCTTCATCCCCTCCGGCCTCGGCAGCAGCAGGAAGCTGTTCGCCAGCCTCGTCAGCTGTCGGAGCTTCTTCTCCGGCGGGCTCACCTTCTTCCCCGGGTTCCTCGGCAGCAGGGGTTCCTCCTCCGAGGGCTTGTGGTTGTCCCTCCTCCCCGGTAGCCCCCACGGACTCCTCGGAACCCGCTTCGGGTCCCCCTGTTTCTTCTTGTTCATCTTCTGGCGCTCCGTCAAATGCAGCCTCTAGCTGTTCCCTCATTGTTTGGGCTTCGTCAGGCATATTATACTCCTAGTTTTTCTAATGTATGCTTGATGGCTTCGATTCGTTCTGATTTGCCGTCAGGGTTGCCGTTAAGATAACGTTCTCTCTTCTTAGCAGCAACGTCCCAATCTTGGTTGTGACCTTCTGTGGTTTGTATCACATTATGTCGTCGGTTATGGTCGTGCAATTCCTGCTTATTACGAATTTCCTTACCATCCACAGGGCTGATAAAATTGCTGTCAAACCGTAAATCATCACGGGGAAGGTGGGGACCTACGTCGATCTCCACCATCTTCTTAAGCTCAGGATTCCAGCGGTATCTACGCCGTCCCAGCATTGTCGCCATTGCTTGCTCCCGCTGTCTTCTTAACTTTTATCTTATTCTCAGTAGAGGCATCATCCTGAACCATAGCAGCCTCACTCTGTGCCGCTTCGTGGCGTATGGCTGCGATCAACTCAGCTTGGATAATCTTAAGGTCCTTCTGAAGTTCTGCCTGCATTTCACGCACAGCCGTCTGGAACTTCTCAGTCTCCAGTTCCAACTGCTGCTGATGTTTCTGTTGCAGCTCTGCCATTGTATTCTCGTGTTTCTGCTGAGCAGCCTGCATCTCCAGTTCAGCTTCAGACGGCCCTTGATCCCCCTGAGGAGGCTGTGCCTGAGCTGCTGCCTGAGCTTTCTGTAGAGACTCAATAGCCCTGTCCAGAACACCTTCAATTTCCTGGCTACCCTTGAAGCCTGCGACTGCCCACTTGAGCATAGAAATCATAGTGGGGGTCGACTCTGGGTCTATCTCAGCCAGTGGCGCGGCAGACTGCATGAAGGTAGCAACAGACGTTATAAACTCACCACGCTCCATGCGCTGCTTATCATAATCCACCATTGCCACAGACTCAGGCCGCACCTCAATCCGCCATGCTGCCTCCTCAGGCTTTTTAATCAGGGCAATAGCCTGATCAACTAACTGCTGGTTCCCACCATCCTCCGTACGGAAGATATTGGACTCCTCAGTGATGGTGGTGCCTTCAAAGTGCTTGCCGATAATTTCAGCCTTGAGGCACATAAGGTCACTAGCGAAACGGGCAAACTCCTCTTGGAGGGCCTGCACTCTTATACTCGCGTATGTAGCCCGGTGTTCAACACTGGCAGCACTCTCACGGGAGGGGCCAGCCTTCCCTTGCATAATGTCCTGCATACCAGTGACTTCCTGGAGAAGAACCATAGCGTCGGTACGTTGCTGGACCAATTTCTCCAATGCCTGTACGATGTCCTGAATAGGCATCCAGTCAACTGTGCCCTCTAAGCCTCCCTTCTCGGAGAAGCCAGCCCAATTCTTCATTGGAATTAGGTCATTCTCAAAGCCTTCTTCAAGCATCCGCTTGACACCATCGTTGGCTTCGTCGTAAACACCGACTACTCTCACCGCAGTCGTAATGATGCCAATCCGCGTCTCTAACTCATCAATTTCGTTGTAAAGGTCTTGAGCGATGGCAAAGTCCGGCTGCGGCAAGAGTAGATTCGTTACGCAGTTAGCGAGCATAGGCTCCGGCACAGGCCAGAACCCATATAGATTAAGTGGGTCGTCCTTCATATCAAGTATGCGCTCAAACCCATAGGACCACCAGAATACATTCTTCGTATTCTTGTCCCAAATTTCCCACACCTCTGCCCTGTCCCAAGCGTCGGCTGCTTCCTCGGCGGTTAGGCGCTTGTTGACAAGAGCATTGATGCTTTTGTTCTTGTAGTTAAGTTGATCGGCTTTTTCCTTACCAAACCGCCGTCGTGCCTGATCCTTGGTAAGGAAAGAGCGAAAGCCGATCCAAGGTACTTCGCTCCAAGTACGAGCCCATCCCCAACGGAAATCGTCCCAATGGACGTAGCGGACCGGACAGGATTCACTGACTAGCTTTTTCTCGCTATACCCCGAAGCTACCATAGCTCCGACGTTGTCATACATTGGTGGGACTTCGATGTCCTCCATCTCACACTCATAGGCGACACGGCCAATGCCGAGGCCCGGGAGGAGGCGGTCATCCAGCGCATACTGGAGACACGACTTATAGTCCTCCCCACTAGCCTCAATGCTAGTGTTCAACATCCTATTTAGAATTAGGGAGCCAACTCTGGCTATGTCGTCGTCCGCGTCTGAAAAGCGTCGGGCCACGTCCACCTTTGGAGTGCTCCCGTAGAGCATGCTCTTCAGTGTGTTGATGTTGGCGTTGAATAAGTTTACTCTGAAAGCGTTTCCACCGGCCCCCACTTCGTCCGTTGAATAGCCCCGTGAACCCTGCATACCACGGCGATCGTTGTAGCGAGCCTGGATTTTGTCGCTTTGCTGATGCCACTTTCGTATCCTCTTATTCGCGGCAACCATTTCCGAATCCCACCTCTTGTACCAGCCGGTAGGAGTATCCTTAAAATCCTTACGGGTTTCTATAGGCTCACGAGCAGCATATACTCGTTGATCAGCATTGCCCCCATATTCGTCTTGACCTGCCGTGCTCATACTCTCATCCTATTAAATCGCGGGCGGTTACGCATCCGATCACCATGCAGAGCCTCTAAAGTAATGCCTGGAGGCTGATATACTTGTTCTTGCATAATTTCTTGGACACTTTTGGTCGTAATTTTCTCCTTCGCCACCAAAGCGAGATAGCGAAAGGCATCTGAACCGTTAGAACTCCAATCATGTAGAGGTTTTGGTGAGAAAGACTTTGTTATCTCACTGTAGCTACGACGATATGCGCGGAGGGCCTCTATCCCGTCCCCACACTTGGCTTGATCTATGTAGCAGTGAGGTAGTATATAACGAACAGCATCAATACCATGCTGAAGATCAAGCCGAGGCGCAATTTTAACGGGGAATTCTTGATTGCCGTCATCATCGACTTGAGAGAGATACTGCTCGACGGTTGAGCGACCGGTTTGGAGACTTTTCGCTTTCGCGTCGTGCGGGAGCCAGATTTCTTCGTAGTCATAGGGTTTTCCCCTTAGTAATTCAAAGTAAAATGGGAGGGCCTCACCGTGATGCTCTTCATAATCAATCACCGCTATGCCGTCGGGCCTATGTTGCCAGAACCACAAAGCAGTAGAGTCTGTATAGCCCAGATCTTGGGCCACATTCACGTTAAAATCAGGATCGTGCTTGTAAATGCCGATCTGAGGCTCCCCCGGTTTGCCGTCAATCCTACCACTTTCCATAAGATTGATCTGTTGGGCATAATA